GCTCACGTGTTGATCACCCCCTACATCCCTACAGACTGATGAGGAAGAAAAAATGTCGTATTTTGAGAAAATAATTTGTGGCAGGTCTTTCCTGCCGAAAACAGAATACCATGAAACCACCATCAAAGGAACCGCCATCTCGGAGAAATCACAACGCTCGTCACATTCCCAAACCAGCTGATGGCGTTCAGGCCGGGTTTCAGTACTGGGAAATCCCCGGACATATGGTCATTCATAAGAGTCGTTCCCAGGTACGCTTCTTTCAAGGCACAGTCCAGCACAATGCCCGTGGTGATATCTGCCAGCTCCACGATCGTGGTGCCAACCATGAGCGTGATATCCCCGGAACCCGTCAGCGTGATGAGCGGCTCGGAATAAACGCTTCCTGGATTGGTGATTGTGCTACCGGATGTGGTGATTGTCACATCCGATACATTGTCCTTGTACCAGAAGGGATAGCACCGGAAGTTCACGGCAAAAGAACAGTGCGGGTTTCCGCGCAGCACCTTTTCAAAGGGGATCTGGTTGGCAATCCGGGCATTGTAGTGCCCGCCTGTCCGGTTGGCAAAGGTCACGGTTCCTTTTCCCTTCAGCCATGCGGCGATCACCGGGATCTGTTCCGGGTCATCAATAAAGCAAGTAGCGGTCAGGATCATATCGTCGTAGACATCATCACCCTCAAGCTGCGTCAGGCTTCCCGGTCTGCCCGGGACATTGGTCTGCTTGCTCCTCTCCAGCGGAATGGTGATCGGCGGCAGTTCCGATACATGGATGCCTTTTGTCCGGCAGTCTACACCGTTCCAGATGAAATAGTCTGTCATGGGATAACCTCCAAAAAGAGGAAGAAGCCGCCCGCAGGCAGCTTCCTCCCGATCAGTTGTTTCAGTCGATTTTCTTCACGATGTCGATCCCCCATAGGGCTCCGAGCGATACACCGTTCTCGAACTCACAGTGGATCGTTCCCGTGTCATCGACTGCCAGTACCCGGCCTTTTGTCCCTGCTGGGATGTCCCGGTACTGGTCATGAAACTCCACCACCTCGACAGTGGTGCCGGGCGGATACTTTTCCCGGATGTTCTTCAGGATTTCAGGCCGGATGCTCATAGAAAACATAGGGTTTCCTCCTTTGCGTTTGGTAGGAACATATATCCTCTGAACCCGTTGAAAGTCAAGGAGTTTATGCCATTCGGAGGCCCCTGCCGCGCTGTTGACGGCGGGTCAGGGTGGCAATCTCGACAGCCAGGGAGCGGATATCCTGCTCGTCCCGAACATAGAAGTTATTTCCCGTCAGGTTGACGGAAGAAGTGTTATTGTAGGTTTTCCGGTTATCCGTGGAGCCAAAGGCAATCGCGCCTTCCAGCGCTTCCCCGGTCAGGTAACGGGCGGCGTTCTTCACAATCTTTGCCTGAACCTTGCTTTCCTCCAGAATGCCTTCTCCAAAGCCCTTCATGGTCATGGAGCCGATCTCGTCCCGGAAGACCTTAGAGGGAGAAGCAATCTTCAGGGCCTGCTTTGCGGCGGTAACAGCAGCCTGTACAGCAGACCTTAGTGCGGTGATTACACTGAAACGCCCAGCGTTGATGCCTTCCTTCAGGCCAGCCATGGCGTTTACACCGACATTCTTCAGAGTTCCCGGAAGCGCGGCAGAGATTGCTGTCTGCAGAGTAGTCACCATGGAAGTCACATCTGTAGTGAAATCATAGCCTGCCATACCTTCACCGATACCGGCGGCAACGTACTCACCGGTCGGTTCCATTCGCTTTGACGGACTCTCGATGATGAAAGCGCTGTTAATCGCTTCCTCCAGATTCTCCGCTACGGTTTCAGCCGTGGTATCCCATCCGGCTTCGGTCATGCCTTCCGCGATGCCTGCGGTCACGTTGCCGCCGACGCCCACGGAATCCAGATCCTGTACGAATTGCAGGATCTTGTTCAGGTTGTCGATATCCTCCTGGCTGACTTCCTCGCCGTTTTTGATCGCGGCAACAACCTCTGCCACATAGGTGGAGAGCTGTGCCATCCTGTCTGCGTTGAAGTCACTTTGCATGGACTGGTCCAGCGTCCGGAGGATTCCTTCGTTCCCGCCGTAAATGAAGTTATACCACTGATCCAGATCACCTTTGGCGTTCTTGATGCGCTGCTCTGCGGATTTGATAAAGTCCAGAAGCGACGCAGGCATGATGCCGGTCATGGCGGTGCCAAAGGCCGTCATGCCAAGCTGATCCACTTCCGCGACCTGTTCCCGCATTTCGGCGATTGCCTCGGGGGCACCGGTCACCTCGGCTGTGATTAGGACGTGCATGGTGCCGTCCTTATCCAGAATAGCGACGTCCTCCGGTTTCAACATGTCTTCTGTGACAGCGGATACCGGGATTTCCTGTCCGTCTTTCCAGAACTTCACTCCGGGATCATGCAGAGCCCCGGTCGGATCTTCATAGGCTTCCGACAGGCGAACAATGCCTTCGACCTCGACCTTGTTGTTTTTCAGCCACTGGCGATATGCCAGCATATCATAGCCGGTCAGACCGACCTGCATGTTCAGGGTCGGTTTTTTCACACCGTTGGCTTCCTTGTATTCCGTGATGTAGGCTACGAATTCCTTCATCAGCTCGGATTTATCACAGCCGGTTGCTTCAGAGAACTTCGTGACAATGCCCTCGACCTGTGCGGAGTTCAGCGCTGAAAGATCTACGTTTTCCGCTTCGGCGTATTTGACAATCAGGCCAACGATATCCGATGGTTTCAGGGCAGCGGTGGAAGCGCCGCCGGTGATCTCCTCATATGCCATGACCGTTGCGGTAACGGAGTCAGGCGTCAGGCCGGTGGTATCAACCTCGTTCTCCTCCAGGTATTTGAAAACGTAAGCCGTGATCTCACTGGGCTTCAGCTGGGAAACATCCGTGCCGGAGGCCAGTTCCTTATAGGCGCTGACAATGCCTGTCACGTTAGTGGGATTCAGGCCGGAAACATCCACCCCCGTGGTGGATTCGGCATACTTCGTCACATAGGCCAGAATGCCTTCAGGGGTTAGCTGGGCCGTATTCGCGCCTTCGGGAACCTCTGTGTATTTCGACACAAAAGCTTCCACGATGGGCTGCTGCTTTTCAGCGTTCTCCGCTTCCGTATACCCAGCAATGATCGCGTCCGTCGTGATGGCACCCGGGTTGCTGGCCCATTCCTCCCAGCGTGCTTTCGCGCCAGTCATGTCCAGATCCGTGGTGATCTTCAGGACTTCATCTCCGACAGCTTCACCGAACATCTCGTTTAGGCTGGTCAGGTTCGTATCCCATTTGTTATCCTTCAGGAACTGCTGGATTGCAGCCAGCTGATCCAGAGCGGTTGTGAAGTCAATATCCGGGAACATGGCCTGAACCTCTTCCTCGGACATCCCGCTGTCCAACAGGGACTGGATCTGGGTAAGCAGGCTGACATATTCTGTCAGGGCACCTTCATCCATACTGGCAGTCAGCTTGTTCAATTCAGGCAGGAAGGCTTTCTTCTCCGCATCGGTCTTCGCGGTACTGTACTGGCGCAGCAGCTGCATCAGTTCACCGATCTGGCCTTTGGCTTCCTGAACGTTATCCTGCTGCCAGACAGGATTCACCATATCCGCCATAAGCTGGGCGTATTCCAGTGCGGCGGCACGACGATCTTCATTGTATTTGGCATTCAGGGCATCCAGCGCGGCCTGACGTTCCGTGGCGTCCTCAATCAGCTGGATCACAGCGTATTCCTTGTCATACTGCGTATCCAGTGCGGAGTTGACGGAGGCCATGCCTTCGGCAGCTGCTACCATGGCCTCCTGATATACCTCTCCGCTGACTTCCTGCCCACGGGCTTCCGCACGGGCGATCTCCGCTTCCACTTTTTTCCGGATAGTGGTGAAGCCTTCCGTATCGGCGGCGGTCAGTTTGTACTTGACCTCGATCGCTTCCCGGGTATCGATCAGTTCCTGCAGGCGGAGCTTATCCTTTTCCGTCAGTTTCCGGTTCTTCCGCTTTTTCAGGAGAGTTGTGATCTCCTTGTCCATGGCATCCAGCGTTTTGATGTCCGCCTGCAGCTGATCCGAAACGGATGTATACCCGGCGGCATCCGCTGTATCCTTCATTTCCTGCAGGGATTCCCGGGTAGTGGCAGTCAGGCTCTTGAAAGATTCCGTCCAGGATTCAACGATCTCATTCGTTTCCTTCTGCCCATCAGACCAGACATTGGTCAGGCCGGACAGCCATTCTTTTGCGCTGGCCGTGGTGCGGACAAAGTCATCCTTCGTCATTCCAAAGAAGGACAGGCCCTTGCTCCGGCTGTAGAAGGTATCCGCTTCGGTTTCCTTCCATGATTTCGCTGTTTTCGCCATGCCCTCGAGGGCTTCCCGGGCTGCTTTCGCACCGGAAGCGTAGTCCACCAGTTTGATGGCTCCATACACAACGGCGGCAGCAAGAGCTACCATGGCCAGCTTGGAAGAAACCAGGGTTTTCACCAGACCGCCCAGTCCGCCGCCAGCCATACTGACCTTTGCGGAGAACTTTCCAATGGCGGTGAAGGCGGTACCCAGAGCGCCGGAGACCTTTCCGACAGCGCCGACCACTTTCCCGAGGATCAAGACAGCGGGGCCGATGGCTGCGGCAAAAGCGGCCCATTTCACAATGGACTGCCGCTGGCTCTCGTCAAGGGACAGGAACTTCTCAAGCAGGCCGTTTACGCTGTCAATGATCTGCTGGATTGTCGGGTTCAGGTCATCACAGATCCGCTGGGCGAACACGAGCGCCGTGTTTTTCAGGTTTTTCAGCTTGCTGGCGGTAGTGCCGTATATGATACTGGATTTCTGTGCCAGCGCGGTATTCTCTTTCCAGGCTTCTTCTGCCATATCCTGCGCGTTGGCAAACAGCTCTGTCGCGTTCACCGCACGGAGCATGGTATCACGCAGGCGGATTTCACTGATTCCGATTTCATCGAGGACAGCGACGGAAGAGATGCCTTCCTCGTTCATTTCAGCAAGGCTTTCAATAAACCGCTGGAATACTTTGATGGGATCGCTCTTCCATGCGTTGACAAACTCCTGCTCTGTCATTCCGCTGACCCGGGCGAAATCCTTCAGGGCATCACCGCCGGTCGTGGCAGCGACTTCCATTTTAATCAGGGCCTTGGAGATGGAAGAACCGCCAGCCTGAGCCTGAATACCGACAGACGACAGGGCTGTCGCAAGGCCCAATACCTGCGCTTCCGTCAAGCCGATCTGTTTCCCGGCACCGGCGATACGCATGGCCATTTCAGCAATAGGCGCTTCTGTCGTAGCGAAGTTGTTACCCAGCATAGCAATCGTACTGCCGATATTGGAAAACTGGGACTGGCTGGTGCCCATGATATTGGCAAACTTCGCCAGCTGCGTCGCGGCAGTATCCGCATCCAGGTCTGTGGAAGCGTTGCTCAAGTCAATCATGACCCGGGCAAATTCCTCAATATGCTCAGTGGCAATACCCAGCTGTCCGCCTGTGGCCATGACGGCGTTGATCTCATCCGTGGAGGTGGCGATCTCGGTGGACATTCGTTTGGATGCGTCCGCCAGTTTGTTGAAATCCTCTTCTGTACCGTTCACGGTTTTCCGGACATACGCGAACGAGGACTCAAAGTCCATACTTGCTTTAACCGCTGTCGTTCCCAAAGCCACAATGGGTGTGGTGATGTGTGTTGTGAGCGTCTTCCCGGCCTTGGTCATGGCCTTGGACAGGGTACCGCATTTCTTCGAGAAGTTCGTCAGCGTTGTCCCGGCTTGCGTCCATGCGGATTTCATCCGGTACAGTTCTTCCGTCAGCCGTTTGATTTCCGCATCCGTTTCCCGGGCAGCAGCTTTAGCGTTGTTCAGATCTGTCGCGGCCTTAGAAGCGGCATCCGCGCTGTTCTGCATGGTTTTCTGCAGGGCTTTGACCTGGCCCTCCAGCTTCGTAACCTCGGCAGTCGCTTCAGCGTGCTCCTGCTGGTACCGCTCCAGATTCTGCTTGGCAGCGATCGTCGCGGAGTCCGTTTCTCCGAGGGTATCCCGGTAATGCTCATAGGCGGCTTTGGAGGTCTCTACCTCAAAGCGCAGGGCTTCCTGACGAGCCTTCGCCTGTTCCAAACGCTGGGAATAATCCTTGTGCCGGTCATAGTTCTCTTTCAGCTTATCGTTGGCGGCAACGAGGGCACGGCTGTACTGCTCCACAGCACGGTTCTGCTGGGTCAGCTTGTTACCCAGCATGGAGAGCTTTGCTTCGGTTCCGGCAACGGTCTTCTCGAAGTTCTCCACGCCAGCGCCTGCCAGACGGAAGGTGGACTCGGCTTCCTTGATCTGCTGATTGATGGAGCGCATATTACGCGAGAAATTGCTGGAGTCCAGCGACAGCGCGACCACCAGTTCGCGCAGGGTTTCAGCCATGAGATTTCACCTTCTTCTCCGTTGCGGAATATTGGAATCAGGGCATATAATAGAAATGCCCATGAGGCAATTTGAGTGTTGCGAGGTTTGCCATGACAGTATCTTTAGGCCAGAGGACAGAGGAGACAGTGGCCATCTACTTTGCCAAAGCACAGAAGCCAGCTATAAAGGAAATGCTCCCTCAAAAAGCTCAGAGTCTGGAGGAAGCATTATCCGATTACCGGGAAACGCTTCTTCCATCGTCCACGAGCTATGGTCGAACAGTCTGGGCTGATCATCGGTATGTCGGCGACGTATGGTGTTATTGCATTGACCTCAATGAAGGGCCCAACGCAATGCTCAGTTACTGTATATTCGAGGACGTCTTATGGAATCAGGGCATTGCTACGAGAGCAGTGGCGCTTTTCTTGGAAGAGATCAGACAAAGATTCACTCTTCGGACAGTCGGCGCTTTCACATACTCTGATAACCATGCGTCAATCAAAGTGCTTGAAAAGAATGGTTTTTCTGCCGTTGAGGAATTCTCTGAAGACGGCAGAAAATCAGGTTATTACCAATTGTCATTTCACTAACTATCATCCCGGCTTCACCGATTTCCACACCTCGTCAATGAACGCATGGCGAGGCTTTTTCTTTTCATGTTCCCGCTGTGCGTCCCATGCCCGCAGACGAAGGAAACCCAGCATGTCCATTTCATCGATTTCCTTCATCCGCCAGCCGTTCTTCATCAGTTCGTTGTATGTGGCGTAGATGTATTCCGGCAGCGTCAGGGTTCCGGAGCGATCGGAGTGATCGTCTGGAGGATCTCCTCCGCTTCCTGCGTCACCGGAATCGTAGGGAAAGAATCCAGCACTTCAGTGGTCTGGGTCTGAACCGCCATCAGGGCCAGCGCGATATCGTGCATCAGCCGGTCGGCGGGATAATTGTCGTACACTTCATCCGGGGTGAACTGGTTATTGAAAAGGATGCAGAACCATTTCACCATGGTGTCCAAAGCGTCTGTCACCGTCATCTGTTCCTCAGCGATGTCTTTGCCTTCCACGGCATCCTGGGACAGGCGAACCAGTTTGCCATAGGTCTTCGCGGCAGGCTCCATTTCCCGCAGCGCCCTGCCGGAAACAAAGTCCATGGTGTATTTCTTTTCACCAAGAGTGCATGTGATCATAATGCTTTCCTCCATCACAGAATAAAAAGCTGCCGCACAGCGTCATGTCTATGCGGCAGCGGGGCTATGGGGATTACGGGGTGAAGCTGGGCGTGTACACGCTCGTCAGGAAGGTTTCTCCCATGGCGGCGGTGAAGCCGTTTTCACCCTCGTCAGCAACAGCCTGGTACCGGGAATCGTGGGTACGCTTGATTGCGGTCCACTCAACCTCACCGGTCTGGCGGTTGATAGTTGTGCCTTCCTTGGTGGCATAGTTCTCAGTGAGGGGTTTCGCCCGCACCTTGTACAGCCACACGAAGCGGAACTTGCCGTTGGACTTCTCACTCTTGAAGCCGACCGCGAAGTACGGGGGCTTGTCCGTGGAAGTCCGGATCAGAACGCCATTGTCGTCGATGTTGTTGCCGAAGATCATCTCCTGGATGGCAAGCGGAATGTCCGCCATCTTCGTGGTGAAGGTCAGTTCAGGATCAGGGTACAGGACATCGAACTCGATGTCGTCCGCATACTGGATATCCGGATCAGCATTGTCCGGGGTGATGGTCGCCTCAATAGCGCCAGCCACCAGCTGCAGATCTCCATAGGTCAGGGTTTCCTCGGTGTCGACCGTCAGCGGGGCGATCACCATATTCTTCAGGCCGACCGTAGAAGAAACAGTCGGGGAAGCAGTAGGATTGCTAGGCATAATCTTTTACCTCCATGATTATTTGTTTTTCAGCTCATCCCGGAGGACGCGCTTCATTTCTTCGTAGGCCTCATCGGCCCGGGTATCAAAGGCAGGACGGACAAAGGGATGCGCGGGAGCCGGAGCGGGACCGCCATGGCCGAACTCCACTGGGTTTGCGTAGTACGCTCCCTTTTCCGAGTGATGCACGCCGATGGTGATCATCTTTCCGCTTCCGCGCCGTTTCTTCACACTGCCCGTATGAATGGAAGAGTGCAGGGCATCCGTGATGATCTTCGGGTCAGTGCTGGCGTTATGCAGCATCTGCTGTTCGATGGGAACAGCACCTGCCTTCAGGGCACGGTTAACACCGGGACCCTGATCCAGCGCATATGCCATGTTCACCAGATCGTCTTTCAGGTCATCAAACCCACGGAGTTCAATTGCCATACCACACATCCTCCCTCCAGCACCATGTCCACTGGACTGTGTACTGCCGGGTAGCCGTATCGTAGGCTGGCTGGTTGTAACCCTTGTCGGATTCCTCAACCATCGTAAAGCCGTACTGGTACATGGCCATCCGGATCGTATCCGCCATATCGGTCGGATCGGTATCGCTCCACAGGTTCAGGTAGACAAAAGTGCGGAAGGAAGTCACATGATCGTCGTGATGGCTTCCTTCCGTGGTTGTCGTGGAGTAAACGCAGTACTGTTCCGGCGGGTTCTGGTTGGGCGATGTCGCCCGCCATATGCCAGCGTAAACAGGAATGCCGATGTTCGCCAATGCCTGCTGTACCTGTCTCATCCGCTCACCCCCTTGGCAAGGGAAGCCTTCAGGCCGAGATAGGTGCGCTTGAAGCTATACTCGCCCAGAGTTGAGATATTCCATTTATCTCCCTGAAAGCGCACCCACATCCCTGGCTTGATGTCCTCCCGGTACCGGATGGTAAAGTTGATTACAGCCTCGGTGTTCATGACGTCAGCGGCCCGGTAGTGCTGGTTTCCAGCGTCCGTCACAGCGGCCCATACCCGGCAGACCACGACATCCGTCGGGGCAGGATACCCGTTTTCGTTGATGGCATTCTCCGTATAACCGATCTCGATCTTATGCCGGAGTTCCCCAGGGTGAGGATCGCTTTCGAAGTTTTTGTAACCTCGCATGGATCATCACCTCCGTCAGAACATCTTTGCGGGATCACGATACCGGTACAGCAGATTGTCAAACGCCATACGGGTTGCTTTGTAAGTCG